CTTTAACATCATCTATAATATTTAAACCATAAGGAACAGGTCCATCTGGTCTTCTCTTTCTTATTTCTCTAATCTTTTTAATTTTTCTTGGGTCTACATATCTTAATTCTGTAATACCTTTTCTTGTAGATTCAGGATCAATTACTTTATGAAAGTATAATCTTCCATCTACGTACCATCTCCTAAAGATATCGTGCCCTTTAGTATGGAAGTTCATTAGTCTTAAAACTTCTCTAAATTCGTCTTCTATTTTTCGTCTAACATCTTTACCGAATGGTAACTGTTCTAGGTTTAATCTTATTGCATCCTTGAGTTCGTTTGCAACAATTGATTCATTTATGATATCCTCAATTGCCATATCGCACTCGGGATGTAAAGCGATTTCTCTATAACGTCTGATAAGGTCTTGCTCAGTCTTTGACTGGCCTTCCATATCCAAGTATTGACCATAATACCCACCAGCGGCGATGGTTTGAGTTCCATCGTCCGCTTGTGGTTGTGTAAATGCTTGCTTTGGATCTAAAGGTTTTTTAACCCTTGTTATAGAAAATCCAAATAATTCAGCCATAATTAATTCTCCTTAAATTGCACTACTATTTATAGTGGTTTTTAAGTAGTTGTATTACTTTCAAAGTATTGGAACGCTAAGGTAACATCTGTTGCTGATATATCGCTTTTTTCTGCATAATCTAAAGCAATAGGGTTGACTGTTACAGGAAATACACCTCTTAAAGTGTATGACTTAATCGTATTGCCGTTTCTATCTAATTGGTCAATAAAAGCGTCAACTTGATAGTCAACTGGATTTGTTAATCCTTCATTATCAGTCATATTGTTAATACCGTTCATCCATCTTTCAAATGCATTACGCAATTTGAAATTAGTATCATTTATTACTTTGATAGTCCAATCCGCAATTGTTCTATCTCCAGCAATTTTTATTGCCCGACCTCTAAAAGGTATCGGGATAGCTGCTATTGCCATACCTGGCAATTCAGCAGCACTACATAAAAATGCTAGGTCTTCTATTTCTCCACCAACTTGAGCGTAACCAGGAAAAGGCATTACTACCTTATACTGATTGGATCTTGCGCCGCCGCCCGAAAGTTTAGCTTTGAAGTCATTTATGTTTGCCATTTTATTTCTCCTATTCTATCCTTTTTAGCCTGCGACCTCTTCAAATGATACGCCTGTTCTAGTCGCAACAAATGAAAGTGTAATAAAGTTAATGCTTCGTGCTGGTTTAACAAAAATTTCAGCAACGAATTCATTTCTATCTACTACTTCGCCTGTGTTGTTAGTTTCATCACAAACTACTAAAAAGTCTGTGATACCTCTTCGTCCTTGTACTTCTCTTAAAAATGGTTCTACCATATTTCTAAATCCTGCTCTTGTAAATTCATCATTGAATTCAAAAAGTTGGACTTTAGAAGCTGTGGCTATTGCCTTTTCTAAAACGATAAACAATCTTCGTACATTGACTCTGTCAAATGCCGAAGGCGCTGATAATCCAGTTTTATCACCGAATAATACAGTTCCTTGTCCTGGGAATGTTGTCACAGGATTTATTCTTGCTCTGTATAATTCATCTCTTTGATTTTTAGTTGGATTAAATGCTAGTTTAACTGCACCTCTTACAATACCTCTATTTAAGCCTGCAGGTGAATACCAAGCGTCTGCTATTAAGTCAGTTCTTGCAGTCAATCCTGCTGTGTCGCCATTTAAAGGTACATATCTGTACACGTCATTATATCTATCGTACATATATTTGTAACCACTATCAAAAAATACATAACTAGATGATCCTACTCCGTTAAAAAACGAAACAACATTATCTTTTTGTGTGTTAGTATTTGATATATTAACTACATCACTTCTTTCTGGAGAAGCGAATACTACACAGTCTTTTCTATTTTCTGCAATAGTAATTAAGTTATCTATATGTGTTGCGTCACCTGAACCTGCAACGAGTAATCCAACATCTGTTGTTTCAGAGTCTTGGAATTTTTCATAAGCAGATTTAACTTGAGCAGTTGTAGCAACATCTCCATCTGCACCATTTATTAATGATACATTACTTACAGAAGTTACGTCTGTAAATGTAGTACTTGTTGCTGTATTGCCCCAATTAGAACCAGAAGCGTTGTGATCCATCCAAAAA